GCTTCATTGATTACATCTGTAATTGCTAAGTCAACTTCTTGCGTAGTCGCCATCTCCCGATATTTTTGTATAAGGAGATTTTCATCCTTTGCATCAATATCTGTATTGAGATATGTTCCTACAAATCCGCCACCTTCGACATAGGTAATCGCACCGTCATCATTCTCTGGTGTTACGAATGTTTTTGTTGTTTTCTTTTTTGAAACTGAAAATCCAAATAAGTCAAAAGCCATATTACTATCCTTTGTTCATTATTAAAATGAAGGGGGAGAATAAACTCCCCCTTATCAAAAACTTACAATCTGATACTAGCGCCATCACTACCAATACTAACGCGTGCACCACCAATATTACCACTAACATTAAAACTAACATCAAGACCATTACCGTCACCACTAGGCTCTGGAGAACTGGTACTATACCAATTATTCACAGCGAAAGTGATTTGGAATTCTTCAACAGAATCATTAGTATCAAATCCTAGATCAATTGCAGCTACGTTTGTTGGATAAATATCTTCCATCGTATATGTTGCAATTACTCCGCCAGATCGACTTAGCTGTTGAACTGTAGCAATACCATAAACATCGGTAGCACGTACACTCCTAACAGGATTTCTGTGACCCTGAAGAACTTGACTCCATTTTTCAAAATATGACCTTGCTGACCATTCACCATCATTGAAAGCGGTCAATGTCCAATCTTCAAAAGTTCTGTCGCCAGGAACTTTCAATTGTCGGCCACGGTAAGGAACATCAACATTACCAATAGTAGAAGCAGGAATACTTGCTGCTTTTCCCAAAAATTCAAAATTACCAGTACCAACTGGACTTTTAGTAATTTGGACTTTGAATTGATTAGGTCTTACGCCACCTTGAAACTGGGTTTTAAACTGTGAAATATTACTCATTGTTTGTTACTCCTTTAGTTAAATATATTTATAAGACTTAACCGCCAATTTCTGAAAAAGATATATCAGAACGAGCAGCAATAAAGTTAAGTTGAATGAAGTTAATAGACCTGTTTGGCTTAATAAAAATATCACCAACAAAATTATTAGTATCAATAACTTGACCTGTATTATTTGAAGAATCACAAACTACTTTAAAATCTGTGAGTCCTCTACGTCCCTGTACTTCCCTAAGAAAAGGAGAAACAATATTTACAAATTGTGATCTTGTGAACTCATCATTGAACTCAAATAACATCGCTTTAGCAGCAATTGCGATTGCTTTCTCAAGAACGATAAACAACCTACGAACATTAATACGATCAAATGCTGTCGGGGTTGTCTGCATTGTCTTATCACCAAACAGAATAACTCCAGCTCCCTGCTGTGTCGTGATAGGATTAACACCAGCTTGATATAACTCATCACGCTGTGCCTTATTTGGCTCCCAAGAGGATTTTACAATATTCTTAATTGTACCTCTCGTTAGACCAGCAGGAGAAAACCATGCATCATTGGTCAAATCAGTTCTTGCACAAAGACCAGCAATATCACCGTTCATTGGAACATTAACAAAAACATCACGGTATCGGTCATACTGATATTTCCATGCATTATCCATAACACCATAACTAGAAGAACCAAATGCAGTTTTCTGAGCTTTAATAGAAGTAACTTGACTATTTGTAGCTGCAGATACTACTGATAACTTAGTAGGAGAAACAAATGCAATACAATCCTTACGGACAGAAGCAATGTTATCAATGATTTTTTTACCAGTAGTCGGATCAGCAGGCCCCGCCATAATCAACGATACATCTACAATTTCAGCATCTTCATAAAGAAGATATGCTTCCTCTTGCTGACCAGCCGTAATCAAACCACCAGAATCCCCACCAGCCAACGAACCACCAATAATTTTCTGCGCATCATCTGCAGCATTTATTTTTTTGAAAGTTCCACCCGCTTTTGCTTGTCCAGCAGATCTGCCTAGATCAACTGATGATTCAGTAATTTTCGAAGCTTCTCCCAACCAAACATACTTTGATTCATTTCTCAAAACATTTCCTATATAGTTTGATGAACCATCAAATCTTTTTGCATCAATTGCTTTACTTACATATGAATGACGTTCTAATACATCATTAGCTGTACCACTAAATAACCCATTCTCATCTATAACAAGAACATGCATTTCATCAAATGAACCACCTGAAGCTGCAACATCAGCTGATGTGCCGGGAGCATTATCAAAGCTAGATATGAATAATGCTTGGTCTGGTGTTCTTGAAGCTGCATCTGCTGGAAATGATGCCCAACCTGCGCCATCTACTGCAATTACTTTTAAACTATTTCCTCTTGCACTTGGATATTTTGCAATAAACAATTGATTTGTAAATGCCGCAAGATCACTATCATAATCAGTAGGATTCTGAACAGTAACCGCTGTAGCAGCATTAGCAGCGATATCACCGACTACTGCGTTTCGTGCAGTTGCATCTGTGTTTCTTACTACTAACAGATTATTTGAATATGCTAAATAGTTAGCAGCTGTCCAAAAATATTCTGCTGTAGCAGTATCTGGCTCACCAAATGTTTGTACTAATTCATTCTCTGTAGTAATTCTAACTCTCTCTAAAACTGGGCCCCATTGAAACTGTCCAGCCATAGCACCAATACTTGTTGCAACATTGGGCACTACTGTTGTCAAATCTCTTTCTGTAACTACTACGCCTGGGCTGACTTGAAATGCCATTTTAATCTCCTTTACAATTAATTACATTTTTTATATTAATATATTTTTCATCAATTGCATAATTTAATTTACTGTTTCCCATACTGTTCCATCTGAATCTACTTCATATTCTTTCTGGTTTAATCCATTATCAATAACACCAAAAGGTGTCGTTAAATCTTCTAAATTGTTTAATTGATTTTTGTATAAATTATCTCTTATATTTTGATTACTTAAATCTTTAAAATACTGTTGGTCTATTAACCAAGCAAATAATACCATAGTTATTACTAGGTCATCGTTGGTTCCTTCTTCACCCGAAAAGGATTCACCCATAGCAATAAATGTTGTTAGTTCAGTTATAATATCGTAGTCATTGAATAAGAGCTTATTCTCTTCAATCAGTGATTTTAAATTGGAACAACCTATTTTTTTCATAGATTTTGTTGTTCTAACACCGAATGCAGATTCTCTCTTTGCACCACTACTTAATTGCTGTCCATGCCTACCATACCAAGATGTTGAATATAAGTGCTCATACTCTAAATCGTGGTGTAAAACGTCAGCAACCTGTGAACCAATATCATTTATCTCTATTAAAAGATAGGCATA